TCCAAGAGTATTCTCCAATCCTTTGTTTTTAATTGTCATTATAGGATTGTCCATAATACCAGTCATAGACACACCCAGTAGTCTTTCTTCTTCAGTATTCTTTTGCCATATCTTACGTAAGTATGGGAACTTAGTAAAAGAAGATTGTATAGTACCTAGTATTGTAGCTACTCTAACCTTACGTTCTAAGTCTTCTACTGTATCTGTAGCACGTACTACACACTCTGTTAAGTTGCAGAATTGTGCTGGCCTCAAAATTATCTCACTGCAAGGATTCGTCCCGAACTCAAAGCTAGGATCTCGTCTACCATTCTTAGCCGCTTGCTTCTTAGATGCTTCACGATTAAAGATACCACGTTCACCACTCCCACTTTCCACTAGAGCCATCCATTCTCTCATGAACGACAAACTATCTGGCTTCTCAGTATACGACACAGAGTTGTTAGCTAATGCTCGTTGTGGATCGTTATCCCACCATGAACCTGACTTAGCATGTCTCATTCGATCATCTGACAGGTTACTCAGGGAGATCATAGCAGACCTACGTACACCACCTACAACGACTACCTCACCAATCTTACACATAATGTCATGGCATTCTAGAGATGATAGTCTACGTCCCTTAGCTTCTGTAAATACTTTAGTAACAAAGTTAAATAGATCTATAAGAGGTGCTGGTCCTGATGCTCTACCACCAAAGGTCTTTAGCTTCGCACCTGCTGGTCTAACTCTAGATACATCCCACTTAGGTATCTCTCCACTATACAACAATGCTATGAGTTGTCTTAGAGACTTAGCCCATCCTTCTTTACTATCTTTTACTATGATTGTAGTATCACTGTTAAACATACTGTCAGGAACTTCTGGTAGCTTCTGTATAGACTGTCTCTCAACAGAGAACCCTACACCTGTACCGCACAACAAGATAAACATAGCTTCGTCAAATGCTTTTATGTCGTCTACAGCTAAGTAAGAGCAATTATAACCTGCTGTATTGTCACGAGCCATAGCTGGACCAGCAGTCATCAATGCCCTCATACTAGGCATCACTTCTAGATTTAGTATAGCTTCTTCTATCTCTGCTATCTGCTTAGGGTGATCTCCTAAAGCTGGCTTAACTAAGTTGTCCATATACCTAGTTACTGTCTCTCCCCAAGACTCTCTTCTACCCTCTGCTTCTAACCAACGAGCATAACGTGACTTGTGTATGAATGATTGGTAGTCTGTTGGTAAGTAGTTGTCACTCATTTCTTGCCGCCTCTTTCTTGTCTATCTTCTTTAAACCATATCATACGATCTATGTCGCCACGAGTAAGACCTATGTCTTTTAATTCTCTGTCAGTCAACCTATTCAAATGCTTTACTGCATCCCTATGTAATTGCCACGTAATCATATAGTTAATAAACCTATACCACCATCTACCAAACGCTCTTAATATTCTCATCTGTTGTCTCCTGACCCTTTTATTTTATTTCTATTCTTACGGCTTGTTAGCTTCTCTATATTCATGTCAGCTATTTCATCTAAGTTATAACCTATATCGTTAGCTAAGTTAGATAAGTACCACAGTACGTCACCTAATTCCTTTGCTACCTCATGTCGATTAAACACACCATCTCTTACTTGCTTCTTAACCTTCTCGGCTACTTCCCCTGTCTCCCCACATAAACCTAAAGTAGGGTACAGAACCTTATGTGTTGCAGGGTATATAGCAAAACTAACTGCTTTCTGTTGGTATTCTCTAAATCCTATTGTCATACTACTCTTCCATAAAATTCTGTTGGTTTCATATCTTCTTTATATAAGTCAAACAAGTACCAACAACAGTTGTCCTTGCCTACACTTTTACTACCCTCTATCCACTTAACACGACCTATCGATACAACCTTAGAGCAGTAAGTCATAAATAAAGCTGACTGCTTAGTGTGCATCCAATCAGCATCAAACAATAACCAAGTAGGACATATCTCTATCCAGTGGTCTATCAAATTGTGTAATATCTTTCTATCCCAAGGTGGGTTAGTTATCATGTAGTCCATTACTCCATAGCCACCAAAATCAAGATTAAGAGCATTAGAAGTAAATATGTCAGCATGTCTTGGCTCAATGTCACTAGCATATATACATTCTCCTGTACCTTGAGTTAGTTTACTTATGTGTCTTATTAAGCGTCCGTCACCAGCACAAGGCTCTACATAGTCAAATGCGTATGGCAAGTGTGCTAATAACGGCTCTACAGCTTCTATGGGTGTTGGGTAGTAGTCTCTAGGTACTCTCTCAAAGTTACTACGTTTACCCATACAACTCCTTTAACCTCTTAAGTGAAACAAACTCTGGTTCATACATACCATTTTCTATCTCACGTTTGATTACTACACCCTTCCACCAATCAAGATTAGACTGACCTGCCCAACCTTCTTCAGCACCTTTAAAGCAACCTGCTACAAGACCTATAGCTTTAGCTCCATCCTTAAACTTAAGATCACGCTTATGACTGTGACCACAAGTAGAGCTTGTATATCTGTGACCTAAGAGAGTATTAGCGTGGTGTAATCCAGATACAGCAGAACCGAAGTTACCTGCTTGAAAGAAGTGAGCATACGACACACCATCATATTCAGCTATAGATGGTCCTGAGTTTCTGTATTCGTGGTAGTCGTCGAACCAGTAGTCTGTTTGAAGATGCCCAAAGGATATCCCGTATTTGTCTCCCTCGAGTCTGGGATCACTTTTGAGTGCCTTCTTGATCCTGTTTTCGTGGTTGCCTTCGAAGCCAATCCATCTGGGTCTTTTGTACTTACGTTGGCTGGGCTTTTGTCTAAGCCTATCCATAGATTCATTGTAATGCTCGATATCTTGTTCATAGCTCTGACTGACAATAGCTTCAGGACTCCTAGTATCAAAACTATTGAGAGAACGCATATCAGCACCATCACCGAGGTCGATGATATAATTGGGGTTAACGTCATATATTAATTCTCCTAGCCAATCAAATCTTTCATTACTTGTAGTCGGGTCACTATGAGCGCAACTAAATACAACTGCTGTCTTAGACATATTCATTTCCTTCGTAGGGTATGTTTATAACGATAGGGTCTATCGTCGATAAGAAGTAGGACTGAAACTTATAAGCGGCATCAAAGCTAACAAAAGGTATGTCGTCTTCAAACATCTCTTTAGCTTCTACATCTTCTACACTACATGTTAACCACCAATCCCCATTCTCACATTCAAATGGTCCATTGATTACTCTGTGTACATTGTAAGTTACTTTATCCATTCGTCGGGTATCCTTTTATCTGCATATAGAAAGTTGTTCTTCTCGCACCACATAGCATATGTAGTCTTAGATCCTTTACGAATCTTGTTTCTACTATTACTGAAGACAAACCTTATGTCAAGATCTGGGTTCTGCTCTCTAACCTTAAGGTGCTTCTTTCTATCATCTAGAACAAAGCGTCCTTTACTTTCAATTATGATACCATTGGGTAGTATGAAGTCAGGGGTGTAGGTCTTACTTTCGATTAACTGCCATTTTATCTTGACAGTCTCGTAACCAAAATCTACACCCCTCTTCTTGAGGTCTTCTGATATGACATCCTCAAGCCCAGAACGATAACCATTCTTTATAGCTTGCTGTCGGATCTTACTCTTGGTGGTTGCCATATTTCTGCCTCTTCTCTTCTAAGCCATAACAGCCTAGCGTTTTCTATTACTCTATCCTCATTTCCATCGTAGGCTTTAACTACAAGATCCCAGAGTTCTTCTTCTGTCTCTGCATCTTCTAGTATCTTCTTAGCCTTAACTGGACCAACACGAAACAGACCTACTATATTGTCTGCTCTATCTCCTGTTAGTATCTGAGTATAGAAGAACTTAATTCCCCCGAAGGGGGCTACTTCTAGGTAGTCACCTCTAACGATATTGAAATGCCAACAGGGTATTTGTAACATATCTTTATCTATAGAAGCTACACAAGCCTTGTAGTTTAGTCTGGCGGCTTCTTTAGCAATAAGATCATCTGCTTCTTCTCCTTGGCTTACAGTTGCTTTATACTTGCTTTCCATGTAATCTCTAGCATGTTGCAAGTGTCTAGGTTTCTCAACGTGTTTTCTATTTCCCTTGTAGACATGTGACTTAGCTATCTCATATCTGAAGTTGCCACTTCCAGTTAAGTAAACTTCATAGTCAATACCTAACTCTGGGAATAATACAGTCTTCTCTAAAATGAATTCGATAAGATCATCAACTTTCCTTTCGGTATCTGAAGATCCTTCTTGTTGAGTGGAGAAGGCCGCACGATAAGCAATTATATCACCATCGATTAGAACCTTCCCCATATCCATTTAAGTGTCGCCCCACATCATTTCACCATCTTCACATTCAAAACCTACAGACTTAACATAAGTGAAACCGAAGGCATGTGCGGCTTCAGCAAAGAGTTGAGCTAACTCATGGGCTTCTGTAATATCATCCCTGCTCATATCAACACTTCCACTATAACCATCATCATCCTTTTCCATGTATGCATTAACACTTACTCTCATTTTCCACTCCTAGACGTTAAATAGTTCGTCATCTTCTGACACTGGGTTATCTTCATAAGGTACGTGATCTGTAACACCTACATTAAGTAGTCTTACTCCAGCACCATTAGCATATACTTCAAACTGTACTTTAGCTTTAGTACCATTACCTAGTGGTCCATCGCTAGAGAAGTCCCACATACGTTTACTTTCACGACCTTCAGTTAGGTTAACAACTTTAGGTGCGCCACCATAATCAATAGTAACAGGCTCACCATTACGATCTGTAAAGTTCTTTACGTCTGATACTTTACGTTTGACCTTCATATATTTCCCTATACCTAGATCTGCATTACCTTGTCGTATGCGATCACTATTCATAGGATGTAGATCTAAACCTTCAGCTTCTAGCTTGCTGATTTGTTCTTCATCAGTGAAGTAAGCGTTAGTAATAAACTGTCCACCACTCTGATGTACTGCTTGTGCGGCACGAGGTCCATCTGGACTACCCATATCTGCGTTTTCTGGAAATACTTTAGCGTATTCAAGTATCATATCCATTGTGTATTTAGCCATGTCGAGTTCCTTTCGGCTGTTGGTATATATATATAATGCCCTTTTTTGCCAATATGCAAGGTAGACAAAAAAATAAATTTAGTGTATGTCTGCGTAGCTTTTACCGAACTGTGCATCTACACCTAGAGGTACGTTAAGTTCTAGTTTTTGGTTAAGGTTTTCAATAGCTTGTTCCATTGTAGCCTTAGTTTGTTCTTCTTCTCCTTCTGGTAAGAGTGCGATAATTTCATCGTGGAATTGACCGATGGTTTTAATTCCGTAGCGACGACATAAAGATACCCAACTGTCAAAGCAAAATACTCCTGTTCCTTGATTTAATGTAGAGAAGCGATCCTTGTCACTCCTTAGACTGTACCAGAATTCCGATACAGGATTGTATAGCCATGTAGAGCCAAATAAGTCCCTTGTACGGGCTGTACTAGCTACCTTATAGACTGACCAATTACGTGACCAGAACGCCTCTAGGAGCTTCTTTGCGTCCTTAGTAGGCATCCCAGTGTTACGAGATAGAGTAGAAGCACCAACACCATAAGTAGCACTGTAGTTAACTACTTTGTAATTCTTACGTAGGGATGATAAAGACCTTTCTCCACTGTTGTGTTTATCTATATCATCTTGTGTAATTACACCTGCGTGTTTAGCTAAGTCTAAGTGTGGATCAAAGCCCTCTTTAGACATCTCTTCTACGTAGTCAGGGTCTAGTGGTTTCATGTAGTGACGCTTAGTTGTATCCTCTAGTGAGGTCATGTCAGCACCACAGAGTGTGTAACCATCTGGACAAGTCAAACAACCTCTTATCTCTTTACCATATGGCTTATCTACAGCAGGTAAGTTAACGAGAGGCTTTGCATGTTTAAACCTAAGAGTGTTAGTTAGACCTGCTATGTTAGCTTGTACATAACCATCTACTTGTAAGTTAACCATACTCTTTATAACACCTATACGATGCGACAAAACAGATAGACCTTCTAGTAGACTGATAGCAGGTTCTATGTCTGCTAATGCTTTAACTGAACTACATAAGTCTGCATCCTTACGTACTTGCTCTAATTTCCTCGTGTCCCCTGTCTTTTTGTCAGTTAGATACTTGAAGGTACGTGGTTTCCAACCTAGAGAGAACAACCAATCCTTAACTTGATCTGTACTGTTAGGATTAGCTCTTTCTTCTCCTACCTTAACTGTTAAAGACTGTGTGGTTTGTGGTTGCTTCTGCTCTTTACATAGTGCAACCCACTTCTCTCCATTAGCTGATAGAGATCCATCCTTCTTGTGCATAACTTTAGGTTTGTTACGTACTGCTGTAATAATTTTACGTGGCATAGCATCAGCAAGCATTTCTGTCTTCTTAGCCTTTAGTTCTTCCCACTCTTTTAAGTGACCTTCTGCTTTGTCTACGTCCAATTTCCACTGAAGGGTCTCTTGTTCTCTAGCGCACTCCATCTTGAATGTCATGTAGTCAACAAGTCTATCCTTATTTCCACTGTGGGGGTATAGCTTA